AATTCCTTCAGTTCCAATTTTACTTGGGGTTCTTCGGTCCTTTGCTACGTCCCAGAATGACGGCTTGCACAATGCGGTTGAGCAGATCCACCCAACGGTCATCTTCTTCGCTTTCGGTCAATGCTGTTACGGTTCCCAGCAAGACCATGATAGCCACGAGCAATTCACTCCAATTTTCAATAATAAATTCCATGTTATTGTGGTTGTACACCTGTGAGCGGAGCAACACAGGCATTATGTTGATATGGTACTATGATTGATAAGTCAAGCAGACACCCAGCAAGGGTGTTGCTTTGTGTTTCCTCCAATGGCGTGACACTTGCGCTACCTACCTCGTATAGGTACTCGAATTCGAAGATGTTACCTCCGTTTTTCATATCCGCCAAAATATCTTCTGCCACTTGTTCGGCATTTGTGATGTCTGCCTTTTGGTATAGGTTTTTGTCGGCCTCCGAAGGTGGTAGGCTCAAAATGTAAACCTCCATATTGTAAACCTTGTTACCTCCATCGTAACTGGCTCCCGTGTACACTACGTGAAGCAGGGGGTACAATTCAAACTTGTCCAAATCCACGTCGCTCGGCGAACCATAGCTGAAGCTTTCGATGAAATAATTGTCCTCTGCAAATTCTTGGAACTTGTCGATGAGGTTGCTGAAGGTTATCATTTGGCTCGCTTTATTGCTTTTTGTTTTTCAAAATCCAAGTCTTGCATGAACGCCAGATGCGTGAAAACGTGGCCGACAGTAAGCTTGGTGACTTTGGGGATTTCAAGGATGTTTTCGTTGGCGAGGGTGTAAAGCGTCGGGTACCACCCCCACTTGCTAGCAAACTCGCTGCCGCCAGTCCCTGACTCAGTAAAGATTTGCGCAAAGTGTTCGCTTGTCCGTTCGCGGTAATCCAAAAAAAAAGCAGGGCTCCCGCGACAAGCGGCGCTTCCATCTCTTTGAATACATCGGCGTCTTCCTCTGCCGTGTAGGGTTCAATTGTGTAGGTGTCCTTATACTGCCTTATGACAGGGCGGTAAAGCACGCTCATAGCCTTGTGAGCCGTCTTCCAAAAGTCTTGCGTGTAGAGGTCCATGTCAATCCACTCACCGGCAGTGAATTTTTCCCAGTCGGGAATGAAGCCGTAGTCAACGCCTTTGAGGGTGATGACCTTGCGGTGGACGCTCGTATCGTTTACCATCAGCTTTGTAAGGTGCGCGTTGGCACCAGCAATCAATGGCTGTGGCATCTTGCGCAACTCAAAAACCGGTACGCCCGTGACGCCATGAACGCGGCGAATAGGGTCTTTCTCAAGTTCTAAGATCTGCAAGTGTCTTAGCTTGAGGTCGGCGAAGCGGGCGGGTAAGGTTAGCTGCATCTGTAATAAAGACGTATTTGTAAGAATTCCTGAACTAGCCCAAGGCGTATGAGCCAAAATTTGGGTTCGTTTGATTGAAGGTTATAGCGTAGCGCGACGCATCAACAAAGTGGTTATAGGCATCAACCGGTACGTTCAACTGTTTGCCGTTTTTGTCTTCCTTCCACTTGTAATTACGCAGTTCCTTGATGCCGTTGACGCTGCGTGACGTAATCGACAGGGGGTGGCTTCGCAAGTAGTCTATGCCTGACCGCACAGAATCTGGTCCCTTGCGGGCTGGGTGGACATTGAACCCGTGCCCGTGTATTTCGTCAATGCTCTTCGGCTCCGCAGAGTCGGCAACAATCATAGTGCCGCGACCTATGCCGGCGTCCCTTAGCGTTTGTGTAATGGCCTGATTGGTCAGACCGTGGGCGTAGCATATTTCGTCCAAACAAAAGCCCTCGCCATCCGTGTAGACAGCAACAATAGCCGTCGGGTCATTCGTGTAGCCAAAGTCGAGGCCATAGGAAAGCAAGCGCCAGCCATCCGGTACCTGATTGACTTCCTTCCAATGCGTGAAAATGGTAGACCGGCTAGTGCCTCGTTCACCCAGACCGTAGACCTTCCAATAATTCTCATCGGCTTCTTTAAGCCGTTCAATTTCCGCGACCACGCTAGCCTCAAGAAAAGGGTTGTCCCTGTATGTCGTCTTGAAGAACTGGTGGTCATTCCTAGTCAGTACGTTGTCGTATATCCAATGGAACTCGTCAGAAGGGTTGTAGTCTATAATGATTTGTCCTGTTGTCCGCAGTATGAGTTGGCGCCAGTCTTCGAGGGTCAACTCGTTGCATTCGTTGACAAACAATATGTCCCTTTTGCGGCCTCGCACCTTTTGCGGCTGGTCAACTGATATGAATTCAACCATGTTGCCGAACAAGACGTAGGTAGCCTGACTCTTGTTGTGCGACGCCGGATTGTATAGGCCTTCCTTCTCGAGTATGCTAAAAAAGTCGCGCATGACAGAGGCGCGGATAGCCGGAAACGTTTTGCGGGCAATCGTAATTACAGCACCGGCATTCTCGTTGACATAGCACAACTCAATAAGGGCCTGCAAAATTGAGTACGTCTTGCCGGAACGCGTGCCGCCTTGATGCACTTGGACCTTTGCCGTGCATTGTTTGACATGGTAATATGTCGCTGGTTGTTTCAAGTAACGTTCGACTTGTCATTGACGAACCAAGACAGCGGTTTTTTCTCTTGCATTTCAATTTCCTGTCTCTCAACGTAGCCCCTCGTCTTGCCCTGTGTCTTCAGGTAGAAAATTGTTGCCGTCGTGTTGCCCTCTTGAATCTGCTTGTGCAATTGACTTTCTGCAAAGTCTAGCGCGATTTCTTTGACGTCATTCACGGCTCGCTTAAAGTCTGGGTCTTCACGCAACCACTGGTAATAAGTCGTGCGCCCTACGTCAGCTTGTTTGCATGCCGTCGTCACAATGCCCAAACTTTTCGTCAAGGCCTCAAGTAACGCTTTTTTATGGTGTTCGGTTTTGTTCATTTAATCAGCTTGAGAATGTGTTCCACGTTTTGCTGTAGATCTAACAGGGTATTGTTTTGCAACCGCGTGGTGTCATTGTTTGCGATGACATTTGCGGTCTTCGTCTTCATGGCTTTTATGAAGCGCGCAGGTTGATTGCTTCCCCTTGCGTCATATCGTTGTTGCATCAAATGTTCTTCAGCCTCTATGACGATGATTTCGCATGGGTGGTTGTCGAAAAGCTTCTGGCAGAATAGCCTGTTGCCTTCAAACAGGACAATGGCCTGCGGTACCTTTTCCACGAACTCTAAAAAGTGAGGCATAACGTTCATGGCCAGCTTGTCGGTCCCGCTGAATGTCGTGCCATCGTAAATGCCTACTATGTAGAGGTTGTCTTCTTTCGAATATAGCCCCCGCACATTGCGATAAGCGAAGGTGCGTAGACGGTCTTGGTAGTGTTTTACAACCTCCACAAGGATTGACGTCTTGCCTGAGCCTGGTATGCCGCCAAGGGCTACAATTCTTTTAGCCATTTCGGTTCATAGGTTTCGCGTCTAAAGTCCCACAGAACATCCCAGTCCACGCCTTGTGGCACGTTGCTCTGCATCTTTTCAATTTCTTTGCGCATGCGTTCAATGTAATATCCGACGTACCGCTTGCCCTTCCTGTATTTTTTGTAGGCGCAAAGGGTGGTCTCTATGTTCCAGATGTTCGTATGCGCTATGTCGTAGGTGCCCACATGCGACTTGAGAACCTGAAATTGATACTGCAAGTAGCCCAGTTGTTTTTTGTTCAGACGTTTTTTTGTGCCGTGTGTGTCGAGTTCCATTTTGCCTAAGTGATACACTAGTCCGTTACGGCAGCTTTCCGCGTTTGCCAAATCAAGGTGCGTCGGCTCCAAGTCGAAACCGGTCAACACGTAGACCATTTCGAGGTATATGAACATTGTGAAGCGTCCGAAATTGCGGATCTGCGACAAGTCATCAAACGTGTTGTCGTAGGTGTTTTGTCGTGTCGGTTGCTTTAGGCCTTCAAAGTATTCCGCTTGGCTTTTCCCATTCAACAGGTCGCGATAGCTGACGAACGTTTCAACGAACTTGTTTTGCGTCTTGACGCGCAGCCGGTCAGTTTGAAACAAGGTTCGGTCTTTGTTGGCGTCCCACCACCTTTGCAGCCTCCCAACGTCTACGTTTTCGTAGTCCGGAAACTCATTGTAGATGTAGTAAACGTTTGTGGCTGAATAGCACGTGCCGAAAAGGAACGCAAGCCAGTAACGTTGTTCGGTGTTTAATTCGAAGCGGTCTGCGACGTAACGCAGAGCATCGTTGCTGGGGTCGATGTCCTTAGCCCTTGAAGACTCAATGTGGTATGTCAGGTAATCGACCATACGTTTTGCGGTACGCCTTTCTTTGTCGCTGTCTTTGCAATTTTCGTCATGCCCATAGCCTCATAAAAAGCATTGCCCCTCTCGTTGTCCATGTTGCACTTCAAAATAAGAGGACGTGGCAAGGCATTGAACAATGCCCGGCCTACGCCCTTGCGTGTGCTTTCATTATCCACGCCAATCTCATGCAACACGTATGCGTTGTATTTCTTCATGTAAGAAAAGCGCATAAATCCGCCGTCTTCTATAATCAGAAACACGCTTTTGTTAATGCCTTTGATGTAGTATTCCCAGCTGTAAAACAGGTTGAAGGAACCTATTTCCTTTTTGTGTTGCTTGTGAATTTTCTTGATGAAATCCGCATCGCTGGCTATGGCTCTCCTAATCTGCATATATCATTCCGGGTTTTAGTTCGACTGGCTGCAACTGCTCGTGTGCCCGCATCAATATGTCCCTTGTAGACGCAAAATAAAGCCCTCCCTTGAACGTTGCTCGCCAAAGAGGGCGGTTGGTATTGCGGAAAGCGTAAATGACGTTAGAGGCGCTCAAAACAAGTCCGGCAAAACTGGCGTTCTTTTCTTGCGTGAAGGCCAGCATGTCTTGGGGGTTGTCATTGCACAATTCTAAAAGCAAGGCGCCGTCATTGTCGCAAGACAACCGTACGTCATAGGCCTCTTCCATTTCTTCCTTTGTGCGCATATCTATAACGCCATTGAATACAAGGGCGCTCTTGTCATTAGCGAGCGGCTGATTGTTGTTGTGATTCAGGTAGTCGCCACTGGTCGAGTAGCGGTTGTGAAATATGATGCGAGTTGCTCGTGGTATTTGCAGTTCGTCGAGGTTGTGCGCCTTGTGCGTCCTTATGCCTTCGTTGACATAGGACAAACCAAAGCTATGCAGGCCCCTAATCTTGCTTTCATGCATAATGCGTCGCAACAAGTCGTAATGCTCATGGGTCGGAGCGTTGCAAGAGAAGCCAACAACGCCGCACATCAGTTTAGGCTATTCCCTCGTTTGCGCCGCTTCGCAATGGCTTCTTCCTCTTGCGCCGTACCGCAATGAATCATGTTTTCACGGTAATACATGACCAATGAAACGCGCGTAGCATCCTCGTCAATCTTTTCAATTGGCGTGTTACCATGCCACTGGTGGACATCAGTTAGCAGCAGATCGCAATTTTGCATGTCGAAGGCTACGCCCCACTTCGGAAGAACAAAATAACCGCCCGTGTATCGGCCTTTACGCAGCACGACTAGATTGCCAAATCCTTCGGCGTAGTCTCCTTTGTCGGTATGCACAGCCGTCTGCCAGTTCTTGTTGACGGTAACTGTTGTGAATGCCGTGTTGTGTATTGTGAAGTCCGAGGAGGTCTTGTCAGCTACTGCTCTCTGCTTGGCGTAATGCTCAGGCATAAGCTTTTCGTATTGCGTGTCAACGAACTTGATAATAGGGTACGCCTTCTTGAACTTCTCGAAATCGCGCATGTTGAAAGCCGTTTGCCGGCAATAGGGGAAGCGTGGGTTCCTATCAAAATATCCAATAATGCCGCTATTTACTGCGTGGCCAGCAATCTGCGTATTGGACAAGGCGCCGCCAGATTTGCGTCTGCGCCGATGCATCGTTGTGCGACCTTCGCCAATTTCGCCTGTGCTGGTACCCCTGTTCGTTGTCGGACTTGCTGCCGTCTTTAGGTTTTCATACGCCGTCTCTGCGATGTTGGCGGGAATGATGCGCTTGCGAAACTTGGCTATGCACTCGCCGCTTTCCTCGTCATACACATCGACGTCAGTTGTAAAAAGCTGGTTGTAATCCTTGTCGCTGAGCAGCTTCCCAGACAGCTTCTTTGTTTGCTCATCCGTTAGCCGCGCCTTGACTTTATGCACCTTCGCCATAGTCCTCGTATGCTTTCTTGACAACTTCATAGATCGTGTCTGTTAGGTTGTCGGTTCCGTAAACTTCGCGCAGGGCCAACTCCCATCGTTTGAAGTCCGGCTCTGTCTGCGTATTCATATACAACTGCACCATGCGTGTGCCCGTCTCCGGGCCAAGGTCTTCCGGGTAGTCGTATTCGCCGGTGTCTTCAATTTCGCTTTCGAATGAGGTGTCGTCCCACTTTGGGACATACAGACCCCATTCCTTCAGATTGTCGACTTCCCATTCATTCGCCAGTACGTCCCAATCCCATTCCCCGAATGACACGTTGTCCTTAATTACGAAGGCTTTTTGCTTGGCCTCCTCCCAACTCGCGACATACACGGGAACCTGTTTGAGTCCAGCTTGCAGCGCCGCCTGCAACCTCATGTTACCCCCAAGAATCATGTAGTCTGGGTCAACAACAATAGGCCGTGCCTCTAGCATTTCAGGGAATTCCTTGAGGCTTTTGACAAGCTTTTCTAGCTGGTCTTTGCGAATCGCGCGGGGGTTATTCGGATTCGTCTTGAGTTTTTTGGTCTCGATAGTTGTCAGCCGTGCTGACGATGTTTCTGAGGGTTTCGCGCACATGGTAATCGTTTATTGCGAGGTTGAGTAAAAGTTCCCAGCTTTCCGCTGATTGATTAAAAACACCGAACGTTGCAGTGTCATCGGTTTGCGTCATTGTAAACACCAAAAAGTCGTCAGACTGATTCAGCATTCTTTTGACTTTGCGTAGGGTCATGCGTTCTTGAATATTTGGTACCGTTCTACAAACGTCTTGTCTATTTCCAATAGGATATTCGCCTGCTTCACCGAATGCACGCTTGTCGTGTGGTTAATGCGGCCAAGGCTATGGCTAATTTCCCTAAAGGTAAGTCCGTGGTCACGCAGATATTTGCTGACCATGTGCCGGGTGTCAGCCACGTGGCCACGTCGGTCTCTTTTAACAAGGTCGACCCACTCGAAACCTAGAGCCTCGACGCCTCGCTTCGCTCTGCGCATAGCCACTTCCTTGTCATAGTCCTTGTCGACCCGCGCCCCGACGTTAAGCCACAGGCTGTCAGTCATGGCGCAAGGTGCTCCATTGCTTTGCGCATACGGCAATGCGTTGATTTTTGTTAGGGTACTCCTGTTCCATAGTTGCGTCTGTCATACAACGTCCAAGGAATTCAGTCATCTTTTCTCTGGCTTTCGGCTTAGGAATCGGCATTACGTACGATTGCTTTTAGTTCGTTAATCATGTTTCTGTTGCACGAGGGACATGTGCTAACCTTTGTCCCGCTCAAGTATTTGTTGCTTAATTCTTGTAAGCCTTCTATCGTTTTGTCTTTTTGGTCGAGGAAGGCTTTGATTTTTTCTATGTCTGCCTCTGTAATTACGGCTTCCCATTTGCCCAGCGGACAACTTGATGTCTTGAAGCGCGTTTTGGTTGGCATGTGGCATCCGCACAGTGGTGAATCTGTAAAGGCCTCTTTTACTAACGGCCCGCAGCTTTTTGTCTTGACGACAAAATGCTCGCAGGATCTACACGTATTTAGTCTATCAGACCTTTTTTGTGCGGAAACGAATAACATGGCGTAATTTTTCTTTGCTTTTTTGGATGGACTTGTAGAACACGTCGACGGAAATGCCAGATTCGCGACTGATTTCCGCCATGCTCCAGCCATCAAGATACAATTGTAAGACAGTCCTATCGAACCACGCCAGATGATTGGCTAGTATTAAGGCTTCCTCCTCGCGTATTTTATCTTGTAGCAGACTTTGAACAGCAATTTCTTTTGTAGGGTAGTCGCCACGGAAGTATAGAGGGTGGAAGTCGTCAGTACGCGCTATGAACATTGCCCTGTTGAAATAACTGGGCATGTTTTTTATCACTGAACCCGACTTTAGAGCGCGAATAACACGCAAATAGGTGTGATGCACCAAGTCGCGATTGTCGCGGTGTAGGTTGCGCGCATATTCTACCAGTTCGTCGTAGTTCTCGCTGAACCAGTCATCAAAGGCCTTTCGTGCTTCGCAACTCATCGACAAGGCGTTTGTAATGGTGGTAAAGTGATTCTAATTCGTCGCGCGTGTATTTGTAAGTCTGCTTGCTCGCAATGTGTAGACCTTCTGCGGTACCCTCGCCATACACCCTGTCTAGGTTTTGACTGAATAAATACTGTTCACCGCTGCGGAAGCCATTGCAACGCTTGCATTGGTACTGAACATTCCTCTCATCCCATCTAGTCGACATGCACGCGCGGCTCATAAAGTGGCCTGCATCGACTTCTGACCAGTGGCGCATGGCGCCGCATGTAAAACACTGTCCTGTGCCAGTCTCATCAACCGCGCGCAATCGTATGTATTGGCTAAATACAGTGTCAACCTTCTTTACCATCGTCCCCCGTTTCGGGGTTCGTGTATGGGATTGCTTTCCAGCGCCCGCGCGCATCGGTTGGGACGCTCTTAATCTCTTTGGCTTTGTCGAGTTCCTTTTGTTTGGCCTTTCTTTGTTCGGCATATTTACTGTAGAGGTCTTGAAGTTGATTGTCAGATAGCTGAGCAGGGGCAACCTTCTTTACCTCCCGCCAGTTGGCTTCGCGTACCTCAGCACGCTCGCCTTCATATTGCCGGAATATATTGCATAATTCAGGAAGCTTGAGCCTTTCATACTGCACTGGGTATTCCCCTGTCTTCAATCGGTGGCAAATAATCTGCCATTCCTCCAGCTTCATGGCCGGGAATTCGTCACGAAGAAAGCGTACGGCGTCAATTAGATCCTTGTCAGCAGTAATTGTTTTGCTACAATCAAGGTATGATAGCGTGTCCTTCAACATGATAATCAACACGGCTTCTGTGCGAGCCGGATTCATTCGATACGACGCTTGGATGTTCGTTCCTTCAGCCCATGCCTGAGCCGGTGTCATTGGCGAGTTTTCGCAAATGCGCTTCAATGATTGAGCCATCTGCAGCGCCACGCTGTTGTTTTGCATTGTGTTGGTTTTTTAGTGGGAAAAGGCCTTGCCACCCATGGGCGATGCTCTGATGTATCATCTGGATTGCTACGGCCTCGTCGCCTTGTGAATCTTTTTGGAGTTTGTGCAAGGCTGTCTGCTCGCCCCGCGCGGTGTATTTCTTCGTACCTCGTTCCTTTCGTTCGTCAATCCAAACTTGCCAAGCTTCGGAAAATGATTCAGAATCCCAAGGCAACACCACCTCTATTTTAGTTGTTTTCTTCTTTGTTCTTTTCTCTGTATTAGTATAGGTATCATTCTTTCCTGCAGCCCGAAACATTTTTTCCCCCTGCCCGAAACTTTCTTTCGGTCTGCCCGTAAATTTTTTACGGTCTGCCTGCACGTATAGGTGACGCACCCGGCCATCGAAGCGTATGCCTATAAGACCCAGATCTACGAGTTGTTTGATGGTCTTGCTGATAGTCGGACGGCTTACGCCGTACTCTGATTGTATTGTGTCATTCGACTTGTGGAACGTCTTGCCGTTTGACCCAAAACTTTCGATTTCAGCATACATGGCTTTCGCAACTAGGTTAAGCCTTTTGTCTAACCAAATTTCGGCTGGAATCCATACGCCTAAGAATTGCCTTTGCATATTGTCTATTTACAATCCGCAGTAACCAGTGTCGCAATCTGTAAAGCCTTCTAAGTCTTCCATCGTCAGCTGTGTTTTGTGATTCCGAAAGTCGGCGTACGACCCTTCATTTCTAAATGTATTCCACGACATTTCTTTGCCGGCCTTATTCTTGCGCTTTTTGCCTTCGGCCTCAACAGACTCGAACCACGCATACTTCTCGGGAAACTTCTTCGCCATGATGTTTAGCAACATCGGATTTCTATGAAAGCATGCAACGCAGTTGTTTCTTTCCGCAAATCGCACCGGCTTGTCTTTCCAATACTCCCTAATCTTATCGTTAAAAACGCCGTCTTCATGCAACGGGAAGCTGTATTTGCAATAGGCATGGGTTTTCCATTTGTTTCTTCCATCCTTGCGTTTACCTACAACCCATCGCGCTTCCTCTAGACCGTCGGCATTGGCTGATTCTATTTTGCGCTGTACCCTGTAATCTTCGCTAGCGCGAAAGCCCAAACGCAAGTTGACAACCTCCCCGACATTATCGTGAATCCACTTAGCTACAGGTATCACTTTCATGCCAGTCGTGCAGAATCTACGAAACGTGCTTGGCAGTATATTCTCTCTTGAAAGGATCTCGTCAAACGTCGGATTGCTTACCCATGTGATTTCCTGTCCCGTGAATTGTTCAAGGTCGGCAAGCGTGTAGAATATGACATCATCTTCAGCGGTTGCAACAAAGTCAGACTGTAGCTTTTCCTCGGCGTACCGTTTAATCCAAGGGTCTTTTGGCGCGGCCTCTGGCGCGTTTATGCGCACCAGCGCAAATAGGTTGTAGTCAGCAGGGTAATGCTTCATCAGATAGGCTGACGTCTGCCCCCCGCTGACACTGTTGACTGTCTTCATACTTCGTCCTTACGAATGGCGTCCAGTTCCGTCAACTCATACTCCCGGAAAAGTACCTCGCCAATAAGCTGGGTGAATGTCGTGTCTTTGTGTCGCACAATTTCAGGTGCGTGGACCAACATAGCCCGTGGGTTTTTCTTAATCCAGTTTTGGACTGTGGCGGTTGTTACGCCCAATTCTGTCGCGCAAGCTTTCTGCGTGCCATATAGCTTTTTGATGTATGCTTTCATGCTTTCTCGTATTTAATGAGGCCCCAAAAGAGGGAAATGCTGGTTTTTGGTTTTTCGTATCGGATGTAGCTAGCTGATTTTTTCTTAGGCGCCGGTTTGACCGCCTTCTTTTCAATCCATCCCCTGCGGCTTACTTGGACCTCAACGGCCTTCGTAGTTCTGCCTAAAACGCCTGCTATGCGCTCGTAGCTATATCCTTTCTTATACAGTTCGCGCATCATGTGTAGATCCGCATTGGAATAAGGTCTGCAATTTTTCATGATTTGATTTTAATTAGACCCCAGAAAAGGGTCAGGGTAGTTTGTTTTTTGTTCTTGCCTAGTCTTAGCTTCAGCGTCAGCACGCTGTCGGTCTGCAGCTTCTCTTTCCAGTTCTTGAAAAAACTCATTTGGCGGTGTGATTTTGTGATAGCACTTAATGACTTCTTCAGGCTTGTTAAACGAGAACACCCAGTCTTCGCCATTCCATTGTGCTACGTCGAATACGTACCTGTGCCTGCGTATGTAACAGGCCAAATACCAACCTTCTTCGTTGGGAACCCCCTCGCGCCAGTAAAAGGGGTTCATGGCTGAACCTCCTTTTTGATGGCCTCACGCGCGTTTAGTGCCATTCTTGCCACCAGCAATACGCGACGCTCCCAAAATTCATCTAGATCTGAGTACGTACCAACGGCAGACATAGCGCAACCCACAGCCCACGAAGCAATGATTCCTTTGGTCGTGTCGTCGTCAGTGCTTTTTGGCTTGAAGCCGCCGCCTTGTGAGAAGCCGGGGCGGTCAAGTTTAAGGCGCGGCCCCCACTTGGTTTGGTTGTGTTCTTTGACAACAACTTCGTCGCCGGTCTTCCACTTGTCTTGCGAAAGCGCATTGACTTCGCCAACAAGGCCGTTTTCCAAGATGCAGTCGAACTTGTAAAAGGTTTTCCCGTTGCTCTCGAAGGTTCCCTGCGGGGTCAGGTTTTGGATTTTGGTTTGTTCCATGATTTTGGAGTTTATAGTGTTTCTACTTGAGTTGTGAATACGAAGCCCTTGGCTTCAATCTTGGGACGGCACACCTCCCAGACGCGAGGCGAACCCCAGAACCAACGGGTAGGGCTGTCGCGCTCCGGGTGTTGGCTGTTGATGGTCCAGCGGTACCCTATACTTTTCATGTGGTCGGGGTCCATCTGGTGTCCGTTGTCCGGCATGCACAAAGTAGGCACGTCGAAGGTGGTTTGGTAGGTAGGCTCCTGTGCGTGGGGCCCAAGGTATCCGTTGTCAATCATGCGTTCCGCTGGATATCTTTCTTGAAAGCGTCCCAAAGGGCGTCGAACTTGCGCTTGAACTCGTCCGCGTCGCGGGCTACTTCTTGTCGCGTAAAGTTTGCCGTCCAATCGTTGAATGACTCGGCAGGCTGGTCAGGATAGACCGTGTGTGAAATTCCGTTAGGCTTCATGTGTTTGTATGTTTTCATGTTCGTAATCCTCCAACAATCGTTTTGCAATTTGATGCCAACTTACATCGCCAAGAAAAGCTTGCGCGTACGATGCAACTATGCCATCAACACCCGATGGTTGATTGTGAAACAACCATTCGTCAACATGCGACTCAATAGCCTGCGTCAATTCATACAGCCTCGTGTCTTCGTCGACGTCATTCCACTGGTCGCCGTCAGTGTAATTTTCTTCAATAAACTCATCCCAATATTCGTCATCGGAAACAAGTTCAAGGCGAACTCGCCATGTCGCGTAGTTGCGCCAGCCGTTGTATTGTTGGTCCATCAGTCTTCTTTTTTAAGGTGAAGGAAGGAGGCGGCAACCGTACGGAAGTCGTCAATTTCTTCGAGGGTCATGTCCTTGAACTGGTTGGAGCGAAGGCCGACAAAGATGTCCCATGCCAGATCGCGTCCCTTAGTGCTGTGTGTGTTTTTCATGGTCTGTGTGTATTAGGCGCAGATGACTTCTACGTAGGTCTGCCCTTCCTTGAGGGTGGGAACGTCGGCGGCAGGCTTGACGTAGAAGGCGCCTTTTGCGGTGGCGTATTCACGGGCGGCGGCGCAGGCGGCGTCGTACGTGTCGAAGTTCATTCGGGCCAGCGTGGCGGTGCAGTTCTCGACGGTGCCTTGGATGGTGGGGCGGGCGGTGGTGGTGCTGATTGTGTACATGTCGTGTGTTTTTGTTTGAACTTGGGGGCAAGGTGCAAACAAAATTGCGTTTAGGCAAGCAAAACCAAAAAAAACTTGCGAAAAAAAGGCCCCCGACGTTTCGGAGGCCCTTCAGTCAAACAGAAAAAATATCTACGCCCTTTCAAAAAAGGACACACACAAAGGCGTGATGCCTACTAAGCACAACACTATGCCCGGCCAAGATAAACCATGCTCGTGGATCTGCCAAAGAGCCTCCAACACAATCGCCCCGCCAATGGTTCGCTTGGCTGACCAGCGGCGCAGGTTGCCTTTCTCGCGAAAAATTTGAGACACATCTAAGGCCATGGCCATAGCAAGCCAAGGGTTTACCTTTCTTTCCACCTGTTCGTCCTTTATACGGCCTCTCTTACGCTCCATACGTAATCATCATTGCGTTCTTGAACCGTAGCCCACCAACCGCCAAGGCGTGGCGTACTGAAGTTCTTTTCTGTAGCCCATCCTGCGTACCTGTCACCCAGCTTTTTGTA